CAATCGTTGGCGCAAGTACTTATGGCGGTAGCCTAAGAACAGTTTCTGCTGCCTACGATACAACAAATGATAAGCTGGTATTTATTAACGGCACGAACAATACAGCGTCAGGTTCAGTGTCAGGAGAAGCTAGGATTTTAAACACTGCTGCACCTGATTTTATAGGGGTCGCAGCGGGGGCAATATCAAGCGGAGCAACAGGAAAAGTTACTGTGGTTAGCGGTGTAAATGAAGGTCAATCGGGTTTATCTGTTGGTGCGCCGTATGGTTATGACTCTGGAACAGGCAATCTAGTGCTCGGCGGCAATAACATATTTGGCAAAGCAATAGCGGCTGACAAGTTATTTATTACGAAAGGAACAGCCTAATGACTAGAGCAAGAGACGCAGCAACCAACAGCCACGTTACAACTTACGTTCACCCAACGGGCGCGGGTAATCAACACGTTCCAGCGGCGGGTGCAGCGGGACAACTATTACAATACGCATCAGCGGGTACAGCGGCGTGGGCTACTATTAGCACAGGCACACCAGACATAGTGTTTCCTAGTAATTGGGCGTCACCAACAAGCACCTATTCTTCTAGCGGAACTTGGTCTAAAGGTTCGTTGGCTGATGACGATAAAGTTTGGTTTTTTCTTTTAGGCGGCGGTCAAGGCGCGGCTCGTCGTACTGGTGGGAGAGGCGGTACAGTACAACTTATCTACGGAACAGCAAGTCAGTTTGATGGATCAGCGTATGTTGTAGGCGCAGGAGTTACTGGAGGAACTACGGAGTATTGGGATCCAGTTCAAGGAAATCAGACAACTCTTACGCTTAGTTCAAGTAACGGCAGTCGTGTTTATACGACAGGAGTACAGTCTGGCGGTCAACAAAATGATGCTGTTAGTGAGGTAATAAAAGAAATACCTCCTGTAGTTAGCGGGACTTATTTGAACGGAAGTCCTCAAGATAAGTACAATATCACAAAGAAAACTTTGCCAAGCGGTTATCATTGGCTTTTTGGCATGGGAGTTAATTACGGGCAAAATATTATTTTTGGCGGGGCTTTAGGCCAAAATAATTACGGTTCTTCTTCGGCTGCATCAACGAGTTTGCTTAGTGGTAACGGTGGTGCAAGCGTTGGTGCCAACGGCACATATCCAGGAGGCGGTGGTGCGGCTGGCGATGACACTGGACAGTCGGGAAATGGGGCGGCAGGAAATGTGAGAGTTTATCATGTCTAAAATTTGGTACAACAAAACAACGGGCGATGGTGGTTTATTTGAAGATGCAGAAGATATGTCAAACTGGCCTGATTTTCAATCTGACCCAGTGGCTGCAACGTCAACCCAAGTACGGGCGCGGCGTGATGAACTCTTAGCGGCGTCTGACCACATGGCACTAGCTGACCGCATAACAGACGAGTGGCGCACGTACCGACAAGCCTTGCGAGACTTACCAGAACAGGACGGGTTTCCTGATGTAACCTTTCCGGTGGCACCAAGCTAATGGATATTAACGAGCGTGTTTCCGCGCTAGAAAAGGATGTAGTTGCTTTGCAAACTGAGGTGAGAATCCAATTCAAGGAAGTCTTTACTAGGATCAAGCGACTTGAAGCTGTGCTTATAGCTACATCTGGTGCAACAATCATTATGCTTCTTACTATTCTTAGTAGGATGGGGTGAGCATGTGGTACACGTTTTTGTCCTTGTTCTTTATCTCGGCATGGGAGCAGAGCGCGTCCCTATAAAGTCTGAACTTTATTTTAGGCGAGTAGATATTTGTAACTGGTATGCCCAAGAGTTAGTTCGTCGCTTTGGCTATCCACAATCTAATGACTATGGCACTGCTTACTGTATTCCTCAAAAGGTAAATCCAAATGAGGTAACAGTTTATGATTGATCCTGTCACTGCTTTTGCTGCTGCCAATGTAGCATTTAAAAGTATTAAGACTCTTGTTGGTGCTGGTCGTGAGCTAGAAGACGTAAGCAAACAGCTTGGCTCTTGGTACTCTGCTGTTGCCGACATATCTAAAGCTGAGTCTCAACGTAAGAAACCTACTCTCTTAGAGAAACATTCTCATAGCGGTGACATTGAACAGGAAGCAATGGACATTGTTATCCGTAAAAAAACTTTAATGGAGCGCGAGAAAGAGATTAAGTTTATGCTTAACATGCGCTTCGGCCCATCAACCTATGACGATATGTTGCAAATGCGTAGACAAATCCGTAAGGAAAGAGAAGAAACTGTGTATGCTGCGATGGAAGCTAAGAGGCAAATAGCTAATAATGCTGCTATAGCTGCTTTGTCTTTAGGTATAATTGGTTTGCTTGGTGGTGGAATTTATTTATTAATGTCTGTCATGTAAAGGAGTTAGCAATGACAATAGTTTTTTCTAAGATACTAGAGTACAAAATCTTACCGCGCTTTATGATGTTTACTATGACTGTAGTTTATGTACGCTGCATTGAGTGGGCATTATCCATGCCTGACATATCAACACAACAGGCTTCATTAATTTCTGTGGTTACTGGTGCTATGACGGGGGCGTTTGCTGTATGGCTATCGCATGAGAAATGATAGGTGGAATCGTGACCGCGATCAGTGGACTAGCTAGTAGTTACATTGATGGTAAGACTGCAATACAAAAAGCCAATGCTGAGATCGCATTAAAAAAAGCTACCTCAGAAACTGATTGGGAACAGTCAGCTATAGAAGCTAGTAAAGATTCTTGGAAGGATGAACTATGGACAATAGTTTTTGTTTTAATTCTTCTGATGAACTTTGTTCCTTCTATGCAAGAAGTTATGGCAGAGGGATTTGCTAATCTTGAGACTACACCTTTATGGGTGCAGTGGGGAATGTATTGTAGTATAGCAGCCAGCTTTGGCATTAGAACAATCAAGGGGTTCAAAAAATAATGGGATATGTATTAGGTAAGGGAAGCCTAAAGAAACTAGGCACTGTTGATGATCGTCTTCAACGAATTGTAATGCACGCTATCACTGTAACTAAACAAGACTTCTCTGTTATCTGTGGTCTTAGAACAGAGCAAGAGCAAAGACGTTTAGTTTCTTCTGGTGCATCGCAAACTATGAAAAGCAAACATCTGCTTGGTCATGCTGTTGATCTAATGGCTTACTGCAAGGGAGCTAGATGGGAGTTAAATCTATATGATGAAATAGCTGACGCTATATCTGAGAGTGCTAGGCTTGAGAATGTTAAGGTTCGATGGGGTGCAGCATGGACAATAGATTCTATTGGTGATTGGAATGGAACCGCGCAGCAAGCAATGGAAAGTTACATTGATACACGGCGAAGTCAAAACAGAAGACCGTTCATTGACGCACCGCATTTTGAATTAATGCTATAGTAAATAAACCCTCCCCCTCTTTGCAATGTCTGCCTAACAATAACATTGCTAAGAGGGAGGGTACAAGGTCACGACTACCAGAAAGGAATGACGCAGCCGCCCTTGCTGTGGTTGTTATTTTATGTAGCTACGCCAAGTGAAATCATAACTACAAATGCGACCGACCACTGCGCTATTCAATCGGAAGCTCTCTATATATCCAACAATATCTACTGCCACCTCTCTTACCATTCTTAATTACTGTTGGTATTTTTCTAACCTTTTCAACAAGATGTATCTTTGTAAGATATGATAAGTGACTAGCAACGGAACTGTAATTCATGTCAGCTAACTGTGATACTTGCATCGCGGTTGCTTCTTGGTTCACACATATACGTAAGGTGCTTAGAATTTTTTTCTGTTGAGAGTTCAGTCTTATTTCATAGCTGTGGAATGAAGGCAGTCTACCTCTTAAGCCTAGTCTAGAAGATTGCTTTTCAAAGGCAAGTATTCTTTTTGCATAATCTTCTTCATATAATTGGGCTGCTTTTTTTCTGAGGTCTTTATCTACTAAAGCACCTAATTGTTTTTGTAATTCTAAACGCAAGCTTCCATCCATCATGTGTTATCCATATAGCAGAGGTATCTTTTTTCTTTTTTGCAGTAGGCTTTCTTTAAAAACTTAATGCCATTGTTCATTCCGAAAGCTCTGAGTGTAGCGGTATTCATCTTAAGTATCTTCGCGGCTTCATCTGTGGTGTATGTATTGCAAAGTGATTGAAGTAATTGAATCTTCTCTCTCTTGTGCCGCGCTTTGATTTCATCCCAGTACTCTAATGAGTAATCATAGCTCATGCTTATCTCCTAAAAAAAATGCGGCCCTGTCTATGGTGGGAGCAAGGCCGCAAGTTGAAGGCGAGTGAATATTAGAATGGTGGTATATCATCATCTATTTGTAAAGGGGGAACCTGTGCTTTATCGAAGTCATTGGTTGGAGACTTACCTTTGTCACCCTTGTCAGTAAACTGAAACGACATATACGGCTTGCCATCTTTCATCCTACGCCAGCCAGCTATACGCTGCTCGTCGCGGGACATATGTGACATTACTGGGCCTGAGTAATCAGGCGCAGCATCATTACCTTTCTTGTCATTCTCAAACAAGACACCAGCTTTAGCAAACAATTCAATGATCTGCTTACCATCCCTAGTCTGATCTTTAACTAGAACAATCTTATGTTCTGCACCTTTGATGTTAACCTTGCCTTGCAAGATCATTTGTTGGGTGGGGAATGGTGTGAAGGCTGCGCCTTTGTCTGTCTGGTCGTATTCTGCCATGCTTCTGGCTCCTTTGTTGTTACCATTGTTCGTGTTTGTTTGGTGGTGGATTTGGCACACTATACTTATTGCCATCCATTTCACCGAGGAACACATCAGCGTTACAGCCGAGGTGTGATAGTGCCTTAGTCAAGCCATCAGTAACAGCCATCTTAGGGGCGTCTTCATTCATGCGTCCTTTAACACTGTCAAAGAACTTGCGGCACCCAGTAAAAGGGCCGAAGGTTTGTGCTATATGTCCATGCCATACGCTAACGTGAGACACTACGGCGGTGTCTCCGTTGCTTACGTTGACGAACTGAGTGTCTGCTGACCAACCCCAATGCTCACCTATTGGGCCAAACTTCTCAGTCATAAGCCTGACTTGATACTGCGGATCAATAGCTGTGAAGCTGCGTGAACCGAAGCTAACTTTTTTTAGATACTTAGGGTCTGACTTGCACAAGTCATTCCATATATCCATGTTGATTGACTCTGACATTACTTATCCTTCTAGCTTTTTGTTATGCGTAAGGTGCCGCGCTTGTCTCTCTTGATCTTAAGTTGATCACAGTACACCTCTCGCTCATTCTCTTTAACCAAATCTTTGAGTTGTTTCTTAGCTGATTCGAAGACTCGATTGTTCTCATAACCTTGGCAATACGACACTGCCGCATCCATGAATTGGTTATCCGTACTTGCGTCACGTTTGACCATGTTATCCAGTGGGATGCTATCGGTTGGTATTGATGGTATGTCGTGTCTGTTGGGTGGCCTAACGTCTTTAGTAACGAAACCCCAGAAGGTTGTGACTTCGCTCCACATCGTATCGAAATATGTCTGATCTGTAGAGACAAATACTGATTCCCATTTACTATTGCCAAAAATCACGGACATATAACAACCGCTTGTTCCAGCAAGATAACAATACAACTGCACTTGAGGCATGTACCTAACAACAACATCATCCATAGTTGAGAATGAGTTAGTGTGCTTGGCTTCTATAATTTTATTATCTGAGCCACACCTACCATCTATCAAGCCCTTAGCTGGCACACCATTGATTACAGATTGCACTTCTATTTGAGTGTCAATGATTTGAGTTGCATGCTGTTTGGCAAACCAATCAAGATTGAACTGCTCTGTGTACGATCCAAGTTGAACCGCGATATTATTTGACAAGTCATCTGACTCTTTGCGACCTGTCTTAACCTCCCAAAGTTCCTGCCAATCACCAGCAAGAATCTTTACGCAGTCACTGCCGCCTATAAATCCTTTACGTTCCATTTAGTTATTCCTTTCAAAGATGTTTATACTGCATATGTGCAGCTTACTCAAGAAGATACTTCTCTAAATCTTGAATTGTTATGTCGGTGTACTCAAGAAGTTTGTCACGTTGGACACCTCGTAAGTAACCTTCTGATATTGGATCGCCGCGCTTGATCTTCTTAGCTACAATCTCAAACTCGTCTAACATCCAGTTAGATTTTTTATACTCTGTGGCATAATGTTTATTAGATGTAGCTTTAGTAATGTGCGCGTCCCATACATTACTCTCGACTGTCTTGCCTATACTCACTGGCTTCCGCATAAGGAAAATCCTTTGGTTGAAGTTCTGGTTTAGTTTGTGGTGGTTGGCGTTTGCTTCTCCTTTCTCTGATGCGAAAGAACCCTTCATGTTGAGGGTACAATTCCATAAATTTACGGGCGAACCATGCTCTATGGTTATTGCTTATCTTGAATGTTGATTGCCCATTGGTATCAACTTCATCAAACTCCCATCTGATGCGTTCAAAGATTGCGTTGACTGAATAATTTTTAAATCCTTTGTCGATAGCTTCTAAAGAAAACTTCACAAATGCGTGTGCTACTTTAGGATTCTTATCTACATAACGCCTTGCGCTTTCATTGATCTGATCGGCTCTCGTCAATGATCCTTGTGGTGCTGCTCTCATCTGTTCCTCCAAACAGTTTAAGGAAAACTTCACCAGATAAAATAACTAAAGTCTGTGGTGTCCCTGTCTTCCTTTTATATAAAGCTATGTCCCTCTTATCTAATACTGAGAAGGGGCTAGGGAAATTAGATTTGTCTCTGTATTTTACTTCCGCTACCAGTTCGTGTCCGTTGAGTTCAACTTTGATGTCTCCCCTATACTCGCCTCCCAATGCTCCTGAGAGGGGCTGGCGTTTGGCTTTGATCCCTTGTTCTTTGAGCCAGTTGACGAACCACTTTTCATGGTACGTTCCTTTGTTCTTGTTACGGTTTGCCATCTGTCTTCCTCATAACATCGTAAGCATACGAACCAATGCTTACTGTTTGTACTCTGATGATTCAGTTTTAATATGGCTACAAAGTAATGAACCTTTTCACTGCAAGCTATGCAAGTAGCACGTTGGCCTAGATTTTTTTTAGCCATTACCTTTTCACAACTTCAACATCATATCCCAATGCGTCAAGCCAACATATTAACATGAACCCTGATGGTATTCTTTTATGTGATTCCCATTTGTATATTAGAGAAACTGTGCATCCAACCTTACGGGCTAATGACTCTTGGCTTAAACTTTGCTCTAACCGTGCGAGGGTCAATTGAGATATTAGCTTCTCGTAATCCTTTGGTATATGCACGACATTGCTCATTAGAATAAAGTCTTTCGATTGCGTTCATTACTTTAATCGCGGTCAAATATCTTAACTCTGTTTTTCCATGGAACGCTCTGTAATAAGTTGACGTAGGTAAGTCAGCTTCTTTAAAGGCGTCAAGCAAAGGAACTTCTAGTTCCTTCGCTCTATTATTTATGCTGTCAAAGTAAGTGTTCATACTGCACTATTGCAGCATCTTCATCATCTTTGTCAACCTCTCCTGTTCCGTTACAATTTTCACAACGAACCCATTTAGCTACTGGTTCAAAGTATCCAATGTAATCTACAAAAGTTTCGTACTCAACTTCTCCCTTGTGTCGTGGGCTATTGTGATCACACTCTGGGCATGGCTTAGTAGGATTAGTAGGGTATGTGATCTTCGTCGAGAGATATGTCATGTGTTTCTTCCCACTTGGCTATTGCACGATCAAGAAACTTATCGCGGTTGAACTTAGGATTATGATGAACAAGTTCATCTGCTAATCTTTCTAGATGCACAGGCGAACCGACAAGCGGTGCCACTACATCTGCAATAAAGTTAAGGGACTTTCCTGTTATCATTTAGAATCTCCTGTTGATACATGAGTAGCCATGTATTCTTGTACGTTCTCCTTAAGACTTGATCTAAACACAGGGCCAATGTTGATTCTATTTTTGCGGCTATGATTAGCAAAGCAATAGTACCCACGAATAAAGTAATCATTGTCTAACGAGTTACCAGCACGATTAGGCTTAGATATTTGTTCCATCATCTGCCTATAGAACGCAGCAAATATTGGAGGCCATTCACTTATAGGTCGGCGTGATATGGTAGCATAGATGTGCCGCGCCGTACTTTTTCTAACTGCTCCTGTTAATACAGCCATAGTATATGCTGCTCTAAAAGGTTGAGCTTTCCATATAGAGTTGGCGTTCATAGGTGGTTTGATTTCAAACTCTACCTCTGTAAGCAAGTCACCTATCTCTGAAACTAATAAAGGTTTAACATCATCAGGTGTTGGTGTTCTGATAGATGTTGCTGACCTAAGAAGATATTGAATAGGCAATACTATATTCTTGTGTGATACAAGAACGTCTGCATTAGTACGCAGCTTACCTTGATCTAACTTGTCGTAGATAGAAGTCGAACGATAGACACACACACTAAAAGGCAATGACTTATCTTGTTGAGATACCATAGTAAGCCTGTGTTGACCGTCAATCAAACGCCATTGATCGTCCTTATCTTTAGCAAAGACAATTGGATTAGGATGCAAAACCCAGCGATTAAGATTAGCTTCTCGCATATATCGTGAACAAGTATGTTTGTTAAGAACACGGTTATGTTTGTAGTTAATAGTCAAAGCAGACTTTGCTTCTTCTGGTGATATGTAAGTATTGAATTGGTGCATGTGCATATCTAAACAGTTACGCGATACAGCCCTTGGTGTAGTCGCTTCGCTTATGATATTAAACGAGTTATTTAGTTGGCCTATAAGATCAGGCATGGCTAAGTTCCTTCCAGAATTTACTGTTAAGAGCATTGCTTACTGCAATCTCACGATTGTAACGCGCTGTATGCGGTGCGCGTAACTCTTGAGTATGAGAAGACCAGTAAGTTAAACAATTATACAATGCCCATTGGTTGTTGCCGAGTGTTGCTTGTTCTTCTTTCCAGATTCCAAGTAAGTTTTCTAATTGCTTTTCGTTTGTCTTTGTTACTTGCTTTTGTTTAGTAAACGCTTTGCAAACTGTGCGTTTGAGAAATGTTTCTACATCATCTGATTGTATTGATGTGTTCATCATCTGTTGCCATTCGTCTTTGCGATTCCAAAAATAATCAAGACCACTAGCTAACTTAGCTGCTGCACCTTCTATGTTTATAGACGCAGTGTGTTTGAAGGTAGAATTAGATAGTGATGTTCCACTTACCATACCATTAAGACAAGCAAGACGTTCTGCTAATGACTTGTTTGCGTAAGGCCATGAAGCATCGTAACTATTAAGAATGTCTACACGATAACGAACTATGTCACCAACAACTGGTTCGGTAACTAGATCGTTGAAAAGAATATGACCCTTAAGTTTACGTCCACCTTCGTAAACATCTACTGTAAGATCGTAGTCTTTACTAAGGTTAGCTTCTTTAACTGCATCCAATGTTGATTGGATAACATCAGCGTGAGGTACTGTATTGTACCGCGAACCGTGAACACCCATGCTTTCACCTGTATCAGTACGAACAACATGCTTGTGACCAGTGATAGGGTTGCCAACACTGTCATATATTTCCTGCTCAGCAACTGGGAAATCCCAGTCGCTTGCAGTAATCTTAGCTATTGCGTTCATATCTTAATTTCCTCTGCTGCTTTGGATGCTTTGGCATCTGCTTCTGATTTAAGAGAGCGTGATTGACGCTCCATTTGATTGACAACTTCAACGTCTAATACATTGGCAAAGAAGTCTGCGATTCCTTGAACAGTGTACTTGTTGTAGTCGTTGCCATCTATTGCACGATGAATTGACATGAACTTATTGAGTTGGCGCATGTCATTGATGGTCATCTTAAAAGCAATAGGAGTTTCGTCGGTAGCTACGAATAGATATTCCATGTTTCTCTTTCTTGTTAATGGGTTGACTGTTGCATGATTGCAGTAACTATAGCTATAGTCAATGCACTCATAAGCACACACGAAAAGGGGAGCCGAAGCCCCCCTTAGTTTATTCGTTATCTTTTCGATAGTCTTTCAGCCATCGTGCTGCATTTAACGGACACTTGAATTTAGCAATGCAACTTTGATCTTTGTAGACGTGCCAGATAATGCCACCCTCTTGAAGTTCAATGTTGTATTTCCATTGAGGTGGTTTCCATTCTTTAGCTTGACGCTCACGTTCTTCAAGCAACATTTCTAATGAGTCAATCATAAGCCGCGAACCTCTACTTCAAGTTCGTTGTTTATAAGACGGCGTATCGTGTCTTCTACATTGTCTTCATAAACTTTA